TATCCAAAAGCATCACAATTACCCATTATTGCTGTTGATGGTCAATGGGTGGAACATTTAGCCGATCTACGATCTATATTGGAAGGATAAATAATGTCAGAATATATAGAAGTTAACCGGGATGAATTAATTGAAATTCTTAAGAGTCGAATTGTTGAAGTTCGTTTTGAAAAAACAAATGGTGAGGAGCGAGTAATGCAGTGTACGCTCCGGGAAGATCACCTTCCCCCTAAAAATGATTCAATCAAAAAATACAAACCTAATACGAAAGTAATTGCTGCTTATGATGTCGATAAAAAGGGTTGGCGATCTTTTCGAGTTGATCGAATTATTGACTTAGGTGTGGTATGATTGACGAAACCTATTATTTTGTACGAACTAATTCAATACATCAAATTATTTATTTGGTAAAAGCTCCTTTGGATTTAACCAAACAACAAGCCGAAGATATAATTCGCGTTGTTGATTCAGAAAATACTCCTATTGAAGTTAATCAAAAATGGGTTAATGAAGAAGTCGTGGATGTTATCAAATTAACCGAATCACAAATTCGTGAGCTTAATCTTCGAATAAAGGACGATGAAAATGATTTCACCGACTGAAGATTTAATAGCAACATACAATAGTCCTGATTATAATTCACGAGCCGAGATTGTTTTACGATTAGATGGAATTTTTGTTAAGAAATATGTCTGTAAAGAAATGTTAAGTTTGGAAGGACCTTTTAAAAATATGGCTATTGCCAAACAAATCGCTGAAGATTTTACGTCGTGTTCATATTAAGGAATAAAAATGAATAATAATGTTGATTTAATTGAAAAAAATAGATTATCAAAAAGATCGACGGGTGGAACAGAATTGATGATGAATCGTCTTTATGGCGGTTTAATTCCCCGCGACCTTTTAGAACAATTTCAAATCATTCCATCTCGTTTAGAAGATCTTGAATTAGATAAGTATCGAATTTATTATGTTCATGATCTCGTAGAAGATCCGGAAGTACGAAATGCATTAGGTAATGATGGTCATCGTCGTTTCCATGCTATTGTTGCCGTTTCGAATTGGCAAGCGCAACGGATGATTGATTTATTAGGTGTCCCTTGGTCTAAAATGGTAGTTTTGCAAAATGCAATTGAGCCATTAGAAATAATTGATCCTGCCAAAAGAGATTATTCGACAATTCGTTTGATTTATGCATCAACGCCGCATCGTGGATTGAATATTCTTCTTCCAGTTTTTGATAAACTTTGTGATGTTTATCCTAACCTTCATTTAGATGTATTTTCATCGTTTGCTATGTACGGTTGGAAACATCGTGACGATCAATATAAAGAATTATTCGATTTTATGGAAAAACATCCAAAAATTACAAGTCATGGATATCAATCCCAAGAAGTCGTTCGTCGGGCATTTACTAATGCCCATATGTTTACTTATCCATCAACATGGAAAGAAACAAGTTCATTGTGTTTGATGGAGGCAATGTCTGCTGGTCTTGTTTGTGTCCATCCAAATTATGGTGCATTGTTTGAAACAGCATGTAACTGGACTCATATGTATAATTGGAATGAAGATCCTCAAGCTCATGCTGAATTATTTTATTCGATTATGCGAGAAGCTCTTAACTATGTTCAAGATGAATCAATTCAACAACGTTGTCGTGCCCAAAGTGTCTTTACCAATTCATTTTATAATTGGAAAATTCGTGCCAGACAATGGCAAGCATTATTAACCAATATTATTAATGCTAAATTACCTAAAGATATACCACCAGCGAGCTATGTCTACAATTATTAAAAAAGGCCATTTCAACATTAACCGTTTGAAGAATTTTGCCGGATGGATCGAACCAGAACAAGTACAAACTTTATTAAAATCAATCGAAAAACAAATTGCCAAAGAAGAGGGCGCTTTGTATGCTTGTCCGGATCTTTGTATGATTCTTTGGATGAATAATATAGTAACTTTGGGTGGTGTTACTTATGAAAATTATAATAAACCAAAATTAATTGGGGAATGGAAAGGTAAGAAGGTTTTTATGAAACGTAATTTTTTAACTGAATGGGAATTAAGAAATGAAATTGGGTCTAGCTGAAATTTTAGAAAATGCATCGAATTTAGATCAAGAATCACAAGTTCTTTATTTAAGAAAGAATGATTCCCAACCACTTCGTCAAATATTAAAATTTGCATTTGATAAGGGAATTGAATGGGAATTACCTCCCGGTGCACCCCCTTATACACCATGTCGTTATCTCGATCAAGAAAACATGCTGTATACTGAAATGAAAAGGATGTATTTGTTTTTGAAAGGAGGAAATCCCAATCTAAAACCACGTCGTCGTGAAGAATTGTTTATTGGATTACTTGAGTCCATTATGCCCAAGGATGCGGAATTGTTATGTGCAGTTAAGGATCACAATATGCCATATAATATTTCGGAAAAAGTGGTTCGGGAAGCTTTTCCTGATCTATTGTTGTTTCCTTATGAGGAAAAGATGGATACATCTCAAGTAAAAATATTACAACCATCAAAAAAGAAAGATCTTTCATTCGCTGAAAGAATGAAAATCGCGAAAGCCAAAAAGAAACTAGAAAAGGAGAAAGTAATCAGCAATGAGTAAGACGTTCCGTAGGCGACCTGGTGACGATGATTATAGTTTTCAACGGAAAAAGAAATTTGAACATCGTCGGCGTCGTCGAATTGATAATTATAATAAAAAAATATCATTAACACCATCCGAAGAAGCAATTAAAAAGAAAGAACAAGAAAGTGCCTAATTACACTATGAGACATCGAAAAACAGGCGAAGAAAAAATTCTTTTCATGTCAATTTCTGAATCAGAACAATGGGAAAAAGATAACCCTGAATGGGAAATTCAGTGTGGGGCTCCTATTATTGGTTACAATGTATATTCACTAAAACCAACTGGACATCTTAAAGAAACTATTGCTGAGATGAAAAAGAAAATTCCTGGCAATACTTTAAACAAATACCCCACATAATGTTTACCAAAGAATTATTGACTCCTGAAACATTAAAGCAAATTAATTCAAAACGCAAACATCGCGTGTATGAAACACCCGGCGGCACTTATCCATCAGTAACAGCAGTTCTTTCGGAATATTTTAGTAATGATGCTTTGGAACGTTGGCGTGCTAAAATTGGTCACAACGAAGCTGAAAATATTACTAATAAAGCAAGAGTTCAAGGTCATACTGTCCATAAACTCGTTGAAGATTATTTGATGGATAATCCATCAACGACGCCTGTAATGCCATCTTATCGGTTATTGTTTACTAAAATCAAACCATTCCTCGATAAAAATTTAAGTAAGATTTATGGTGTTGAATTTCAAACATATTCAACGGAATTATGTACGGCAGGAACAATTGATTTAATAGCGGAATATAACAATCGTTGGAAAGCAATAACTGATTTTAAAACATCCAATAAAATAATTGATGAAAATAGTGAAAAATTATTAAAATATAAATTACAAGCCGTTGCCTATAGCATGATGATCAAAGAGAGATATGAAATTGATATTCCTTATAGTGTGATAATTGCAGTCATTCCTGATGAACCCAACGCACAAATTTTTACAATTAGAAATAACGATCATATTAAAAAAGTAAAGGAAATATTCGAATGGGCAAAAGAATATATGGAATAGTGTTATTGATTGGTTTGTTATATTCAACGTCAAGTTTAGGACATGACGCATCAAAATATACCCCTCAAGAATTGGATTGGCTTCAATCTGTAATACATCCAACTAAGGGTAGTTGTTGTAGTGAAGGAGATGGTGATTTTGTCGAAGAAGATATTCGTGATGGGGATTATTGGATTCAATGTCCATTAGATAGCCATTGTCCTTACAAAAATTGGACAAAGGTCCCCAAAGAAAGTATAATTACTGAACCAAATAAATTAGGAAGACCTGCCGTTTGGTGGTATCCTGGTCCAGTTGGGGCAGCTCTATCAATAGGCGCAGTACCAGATTCAAGTACGATTAGATGTTATACACCAGGATCGGGTCTCTAATGGCATTTAACATTTCTCCGGATATTTTAATACGAGAGTATGATATTTTAATACGAGAGTATGAT